ATCAAGGCGATGAAGGACACAGGGGCGGGCAAAATGCAACAAATGGAGAAATCTTTAAATCGTGCATTGCTTGAACCTGTCGCACCTACTTCTATCAATTTCAATAAGATTCCATATGTAGAACAAACAGCTAAGGCGCCCAGCTTCACTACTCAAGACGTAATGAACAAGGCCTTATCTTTAGTTCGTTCCGAGTCTGATTGGTCTAGAAAGTCCGAACTTACAAGCGCAATTTCTAGATTAAGCGTTGGCGCTAATCCTCAAGAGATCATCGCTGAATTTAACATCAATATGAATAGCAAATAAAGAGAGAGTAGAACATGAGTTTCAATTCATTAAATATCCCACAAGCCAACGGCCTTGTTTCCGCTGCTGATTTAGCTGATTTAAACAGTGCCCTTCGCAAGTCTGCAACTATCGGTTATCAAACCCCCGCCGGCACTTCCGGTGGTGATACAGGTTCTTTAAGTCCTTTAGTTCCTCAAAGCATTGAAAACATTTTGGCAAGTGCTACTTATAGCATGAAGCAACTTGCTTTATGGCCTGCAATGCCTAAAGTATCTGTTACTAATACCTTACACGAATACGCCGTAATCAATTCTCATGGCTTAGATATTGATCCATTTATTAGCGAAGGTTCCGCCGGTACTACAAATCGCTCTGAATATCAAAGAAAGTCAATTCGTATCAAGTACTTAGCTGAAAGAAGAGAAGTAACTGACGTAGGAACCTTGGTTGGCTTGATTGGCGCTAATCAAAATGCAATCGCATTAGAAACAGAACGCGGCACCCTCTCTTTACTTGCTAAGCTTGAAAAAGCAATGTTCCACGCTAAAGAAAGTAATAATCCTTTACATTTCGATGGTATCATTCATCAAATTGAATCCTATAACAACGGTTCAAATGTGTTTGATGCACGCGGCGCAAGTCCATCACCTAGACTTCTTCAAGATATCTTGGCTAAACTTTATTCTGCGCCTTTATATGGTACTCCAGACTGTATCTATGTAACCCCAGATATTCATGGCGAATTGATCAAGTTTGCTGTTCAATTTGGCCGTCATGATCAATTGGTTCTTACTAATTCTTCATCTATTACATATGGTACTCAAGAAATTTCTATCATGGGCCCAGTCGGACCAGTACCAGTAAAGAGCGCCCCATTCTTGGCGAACAATGGCAAAGCACCAGACACAGGAAGCGCAACCACCGGCGCCGCATCTACCCCTGTTCTTACTTCTGCTGTTGTTGCTAGTGATTCCGCTTCTCAATTTATTTCAAGCGACGCCGGCGATTACTTCTATAAGGTCGTAGCGATCAATAATAGCGGTTATTCTGCTCCTGTTACTTCTGTTGCTAAGACAGTCGCCGCCGGTGAAAAAGTAACTTTGACCATCGCTCAACAATCAGACGCAATCTATTTCAAGATTTTCAGAACCCCTGTAGATCGTCCAGCTTCTGAAGCGGTCTTGATCAACGAAGTTCCCGCTACCAGTGGCGGGGCTACTGTGTTTGTTGATCGCAATGAAAACTTAGCAAATGGTCATAAGATGGTATTTGTTCAACACAGTTCTGAAATTATGGAATTTGCAAAGTTACTTGATTTCTTCAGACGCCCCCTCGCTGAAGTACAAACAAGTAAACCATTCTTGCTCATGCTTTTTGGTTCACCTATTGTTAAAGTTCCTTCTAAGTGTTGGATTGTTAAGAATGTTCGTGTTGGTTCAAGCTTGATTGAAACTTTAGGCTAAGTTTATTATTTACTTATTTAATATGAAATTATGATAATATGAGGGCATAGAATAAAAGTTCTAGATCGTCAAAGTTCTAGATTAAGGTGTCCCATGAGTACTACAACTTTACTAGATATTATCACGCCCGATTACCTCAAGAAAACTTCTTTATTAGGTGTTGACTTGACCACAGACGACGGCGCCCCCTTCCCTAATGAGATATATGAAACCTCTATTCAAGCATCTATTCAACACATTGAAAACGATATAGGTATCAACTTAGAACCTTTTAAGGTATCCAGGGAGACACACGACGCCGAAAGACAAGGGCGATTCTCATATTGGCCTATGAAGCTTGATTATAGGCCTATCGTATCAATTGACAAAGTACGAATTAGATTCGGTTCGTTTCAACCTGTTGACTTGCCTGTCTCATGGATTCGCATGGTGTCCGCTATTCATGGGCAAATGCATATCATTCCATCTCAAGAGAGCTTAGGATCATATTTTTTTACGGCGGGCATGCCTATTTTAGGGAATTACGGAATTTTCTATGAAGGGCGGGACTTTATACCAGGTTACTTTGAGTTTGACTATACAGCGGGATTTGAAACACGAAAAGAAACAATCACATTCCCAGCGGGACAAACACAATACACAGTCAATCTAAGTCGTCACTGTTTTTTAAAATATCGTATTGCATTGACCTTGCCCGCCGGCGTTACCGGTAAAGCGATAACACTTGGTCAAGACTCATTTGTCATCGAACTAAATAGCGCCCCCGTAACAGATATTCAAATTACTTATCTACTTGATACTTTACCAAGTGACATTAAGCACATGATCACATTAAAAGCATCAAGTAATATGATTTTACAAGTAGCGGGGGATTTGATTTTAGGCGCCGGTATTGCATCAAGTTCTATTGGCATTGATGGTTTGTCTCAAAGTATTCAAACTACGTCTTCCGCTATGTATTCAGGTTATTCATCGCGTGTTGATTACTATGAAAAACAGTATGACACACTAAAGAAGGCCGTAAAAGCACAGTACAAAATCAACCAGTTCGGAGTAATCTAAATGACTACGATCACCCCTAGAATACCAACAAAACTAAGGCCCCGCGTTGATTGGCTAAATGAGGAATTTAGAAAACAATTTTTCACAAGATCAATGCTCGTATCTTGGGAAATGTGCGCCGAATGCCCATGCTCAAATAAGGGCGGGGCGGTGGTGCTTGATCTTCCTAGTATAGATGCAAACTTAGAGAAACAAGGCGAAGTTCGTTCAGATTGCCCCCTATGCAAGGGCATTGGCTATTTTTGGCATAGCAAACAAGATACAAGGGCACTAATCACTAGCGCAAGTTCAGATGAATCAAGGTTTCATGAGTATGGAGAATACGCAAGAGGAATGGTAAACATTACGCTACTACCTGAAACATTGCCTTCATTCGGCGATCGCTTTACAATGGTAGATTCAAGCATGATCTTTAAAGAGACAAAGACGCGAAAGACGGGGGCGATTCAGTCCCTTAGAAATCCTATTGTTCCTCGTGTACTAGATACACAGGGCGGGGCGACTACTTTACGTGTTTTGCATCTACATACGGCGAATAGTACAGGTTTAGGCGTTCTAAATGGTAGCTTGATTGAGGGCGTAGACTTTGAAGTCAATGTAGATGGAGACATTGATTTTTCTAAAGGTGATCTAAATGGCAAAGCGCCGGCGGTGGGCGTGAGATACTCAATCTCTTATTATGGGCATCCTAGATACTATGTGGCGGATAACCCCCATACTCACAGGGATTCAAGATATGTTCGCAAGTCAACAGATGAACAAATTAGACTGATGCCAGTTCAATGTAAAGCAACCCTAGAATTCATGGGGGCCGGTTTAAATGGTTAACATTAAACGCTTATCCCTTGTAGATTTGATAGAGGGCTTAGGCCTTGGCAAACAAGACCAAAAACAACGATCAAGACAACTTGCAAGCATGATACTTGCCGAATGGTCAGCGGAGGCCAGAAGCGCCCTTAAAGGTTCTGTTCAACAAAGTTATCTTAGATCATTATCAATCAATAAAGCGGATGAATACGGCGTATCTGTTAGCCTACCTAAACCAGGACAAAGCGCAACAATTGCCCTCATGTATGAACTTGGAATGGGGCCAGGGGGCATCGGGACAACAGGGCCTTATGATATGCGTAAATTTATGCTTCAAGAGAAAACTAGAAACATAAGACGGGATAAAAAAGGCAATTTATATCTGAATGTTCCCTTTAAAAAGAGCGCTAAGAAACTACAGGCGGAGAACCCCGCTATCTATAAGCAAGCAAAGAAATTAGCCCCTATGATTTCTTTTCATGCAAATGCTCACAATGTTACGCCTCAAGGTAGCCCCCGCGGCGCTAAAGGTAATCAATTACCCCGCGGGCTAGTACCTAAAAAAGCGCCTCATCATGCTACTGATATCTATGCAGGTATGAGAAGACAAGCGAGCGCATATTCAAACAAACAGGGGCGGCCAGTGATACAAACTAGCGGTTATATTACTTGGCGTAGAATGACAATTGATCAGAAGCCCCCTAAGTGGATGCACCCAGGTATCAAACCCTTAAATCTTGGCGATCGTGTCTTTAGAATGCTTCCGCAAATGATTAACCATATATATGGAGTATAAATTATGTTCGATCTACTATTACTAGAAACTTTACACAATGGATTTGAATACTACCTTCAAAACAAGAATGATTTTAAAGCTTTGTTCTTTGGCCTTAGTGATGCGACTCTTGAACAGTGGTTTTCATTATTCATTGCACAAAAGCCGGTATTTCGTGCAAGATACGCACAAGGTACCGCTCAAGCGCCTATGATTACCATTTTAACAGGTCAAGAAGACGTACAAGAAAAGTTTATGGGTAAAACAGAATATAGGGGCAACGATGGGCGTATGGTTGTAGGCTACCATGTTTCAGAGAATGCTCAAGCGGTAATCTTTGCAAAGTCGCCCGAACTTGCAAGAGTTTATTTTATCGTACTTAGGGCAGCATTTGAGCAAGGCGCTAGGGCGCTAATGAAAGCGGGATACTCACAAACAGCGTACGAGGGCACAACGCTACTTGATCCAGAAGAAGAACTATCAAGCGAAGAATTAGGCATCTATGTAAGAAAGATGAACTTTAGCGCTAGTTATCCAGTAGAGATCAAACTTACTAAAGATGCAGAATTCGGAGATCAAACAACCTATTCAACCATTGATGATCTTCTCATTTTAGCCAGTGATCAAGAAAAGAATAGCATCAAGGGCGGAGTCACCCCCGAAACCTAACAAAAAATCAAACATGAAACTTTTATTTATTTTATAATAGAAAAAAAGATGAAGGAGTCTATAAATGCCCAGTTCTTTAAATCTCAATGGATTAAGAATCTATAAACCAGGCGTATACGCAACAATCGACGCAAGCGCCTTAGGTGGTCAAAATACAAGTACAGGCAACGTTTGTCTAGTCGGTGCTTTTCCTAGTTTTGAAGCTGACAATCCGCTAACCTTTACAAGCGCCGGAGCGCTAAGGGATTATGACAGCACAGACAAAGAACTAGCGCTACTAGGCAAACTCGCCTTTGCCCCTAGCGTAGATGATCGTGTGCCCGCCGGCGTCAATTCGCTTACTATTTTGAATGTGCAAACATGCGCACAAGCTAAATACAACTTAGTAAATGACAACGCGGACACAGTGGCAACCTTTGAAGCTTCTGTGTGGGGCGCAAAAGGTAATAATACTTATTTAACTTGTTCTTTTGATGGTGCGTTCGATGTTGCTTTAAATCGTAATGGACTTGCAGAAGAATTCTTGAATGTGTCTAGTGGTGATGTTTGTTCTTTTGAGTATACAGGTACAGCCCTAACAACCGCAAGCCTTGATCTTAGCGATACAAGTAATCTAGTAATTACTTGGACTAAGACCGTTGATCTTAGTTCAAATAATGCTTCTGTAAATGTTACCGATATGAAAACAGTGGCCGGCTTAGGTTTTCAATTGGATGAAGCGCCAACAGGGAATGTAGTAATCGTGATTAGTGGCTATAATGTGGCCGGCGTAGAGACTACACAAACGATTACCCTTAGCAATACAACTAAAGTGACAAGTAACGTGTTTTCTCAAATTTACGGGCTAACTATTACAAATACAGCTAAGGCCGGCCTTGTTCTCACAATTGACGGCGTCGCGTTTGATCTTGATCTATCAACCTTTGAAACAGTGAATGACGTAGTCGACTTTGTAAATCAAGCGAACAATGATTATCATTTTACAGCAAACTACTTAGCATCTAAATCATACAATGCAACCGCTTTAGATGGTTTCAGAAGTGTACAAGATATCAAGGGCGTAGAAGTAGCCGTAACAGCGAATCTACAAGAGTTAATTGATACCTTGAGCGCTTCTAAAGTAGCTTCTTTGGTTCGTGTGGGAACGAATGCATGCGATGATTTTACAAATATTACAGGTACTTTCTTGATCGGTGGTACTCAATCAAACGTAGTTCTTGGTGATTGGACTGATGCGCTTGAACTCATTGAAACAAGCGATATTCAAATCGTTGTCCCTTTCTCAAGTGATGTAGATGTCCATAAAGAAGTTTTGAAACATTGTACTAAATCAGCGCTTGCAGGTAGTGAAAGAAATGGTTGGGTTGGTGCCAGTGCTAATCAATCAATCACTGATTTAAAGAACAATTGGGTTAAAGCGCTCAATAATAGAAACATTGCTTTAGTAGGTCAAAGCGTAAAAGTGACTAATCCTCAAGGCGTCATTCAGACACTTGAACCTAAATATTTTGCGTTGATCTGTGCAGCTATGCAAGCCGGTACGCCTGTTGCTACGCCTCTCACTAGAAAGCGCCCCGACGTGGTCGATGTTCTTGGCGCTTGGATTGCTAATAGAGACGTAACAGACGCAATCAAGGCCGGCGTTTGCGCTTTAACTTCTGATAATTTAGGGTGGCGCATTGAACGATCTGTGACTACATGGATCAAAGATGATAATCCTATTTATTCAGAAGTATCAGCGAATGAAAGTATCAATACCAGCGTCAGAGACCTTAGAAACGCATTAGATATTTATATTGGCGATCGTAATTTAAATATTACCAGTTCAAGAATTCAAGGTATCGTTTCGGCCCGTCTCGATCAACAAGTAACAGATGGTATTATTAAAGCATATAAAAACATAGTCTTAGAGAACTTAGGCGATACGCTCAAAGTAAATTACACAGTCGCAGCCGTTGAACCTTTGAACTTTATTTCTATCACCGCCAGCGTTAGCAGATTTTAAAGGAGCTTAGAAAATGGAAAAAGTTTTTAGTGGTGCAAGAGCAAAGCTCTATTTTAACACAGCAACAGGGCAAGTAGAAGCGGGATTCGCTACCGGTATCAGTGTAAACGAAAATCACACTTTACAGCGTGTAAATGTGCTTGGTAACCTTGATTCAGAAGAAATCATAGCAACCTCTAGAACTGTTGATGTTCGTTGCGACCTAGTTCGTATTAGTGGCAAGTCTCTACGTACTTTGGGCATTTGGCCTAAGGGGCAAACTATCGACGTTCTAAACTTCCCTGAACTTACTATTGTTGTTTATGATGGAGTAGAGAACAAGATCGTTGCTCAAATTGAAGGGGCTAGATGTGAAACAAGATCATTTCAAGTTCAAGCGGGCGCGATTGTGTCAGAAAATGCCAGTTTCCAAGCTAAGAGACTCAAAGACGAAGCCGATTTGACGTTGTAGAGTAGAATCATGGATGAACAACAAAAGACAATTGGCGCCCCTGTTGATGATATCTCACAGATCAAAGATTTGATGAGTATGACACAAAACAACGCCCCTTTAGCCCTTGCCATCTTTGCCGTACTTATGCTTAACAAGGTAAAAAATAATCAAGTAAAATCTGAACTTGAAACAAAGATCAATGATCTTGCTAGCCGAATTAAGAAGATTGAAAACAAAGATTAAAGAAACTTGCTAAATAGAATTCTAAAAGCAAGTTCAGCGGTTGCAGGGACAACCCCATTCCCTAGTAAAGCTATTTCGTCCACGATACTTGTATAACTTGTACACAATTTTTCATAGTCCAACCAATCGGAAGCCCCATCAACATTTCTACCCATCTCGGATTCAACATTTCCCGATAGTTCAATAGGTTGATCTCTTCCTGTGTTCTCTCTGATTCCGGCTTCGCTAGTGCTTGTTCTCTCATCGCTCGTAGTTCGGTGAATGTTAGTTTGTTCGATCGTAGGGCTTGCATTGCTAACATATCCATTCTTTGATTCTCTAATGCAAGATCCACAGATTCCGGCGTTAGTTTGTATGCGGTGCAATCCCCTTTCATCGGTGATTGCCAATTCATTGAATCCTTGTTCGTGTCCGATCGTAGGGCTTGAATTGGCATAGATTCTTGATGCCCGTTTTGAATGTATGTTGCTAACGCTTCCGGAGAATAAGCAATCTGTTTGAAATCCGTCTTTTTCGGTGTTTGCCAATTCATTACTTGCTCGTTCATCGTGGCTAAGTGAACTTGCCTTGATACTTTCGCATTCTCTCGGTCGAATATTTGATCTTCCTTGATCGGTGTTATCATTGTCACATCTAGGGCATCGCTCTTTGTTGGTGTTTGCCAGTGTTGCCCTGTCATTGTCTCTATGTGTACTTGCATCCCTAAATCTAATTGCCTGTTCTCTTCTAGTCTCTTGTTCAAGGTGTCCATCTGAAGAGGATAAATCGACCGGCGCGCTATGCTTTCCATTGGCGTTGCCCAAGTCTTTACTAAGGGTTCTTGGGGGTTCGTAGAATTGTTGTTCTCGGTCTCTACCGCTAGGCGTGCAAATGCTTGAGGATTGGATTTTTTCAGCGCTAAAAGCTGATGCAGTAATCTTTTGTAGTAAAATGGTTGCGTTGTCATTCCCATATCCGCCCTGATCATACTTAAGTTTTGATTCACATACACGCTCGCCATTACTGTTGCATGTATCCGACTTGCTTTTACCGGTGTGAAAAATGTATCGGGAAAACTCTTCAAGCCTAGACGTTTCAATATCTGTTCTTTTTCCCAAGATAAAGACTCTTTGCCTAAGATGGGGGAGGCCTGTTTCTCTCGCAGAGAATAAGCCCCAATGGCACTCGTAACCGATTCTTTCCATTTCTCTAAGGACATGAAGCAATACGGGCGTTTCTTTGGGGTCTGTCCATTCGTCTGATTGGAGCTTTGAGCTGACAAGCCCTCGAACATTTTCCAAGAGAACAAAGGCAGGTCTTGACTCAATGATTCCTTGTTTGATGAATGGGAATAAGTGGCGGGGGTCTGTGTCACCGTCTCTTCGTCCAGCACTTGAAAAAGGTTGACATGGGAAACCGCCAGATAAGATATCCACGCATCCACGAAATTTGCCGAATGGGAATGTTTTAAGGTTCGACCATATAGGAGCGGGCGCAATGATTCCTTTTTCCATTTTGTCAATAATGTTTTCGATTGCGTAAAGTTCGATCTCACAGTAAGCGAGGGTTCGCAGGTTTGGCAAAACTCTTGCAAGTCCAAGATCAATCCCGCCGTATCCTGTACAAAGGGAGATATGATTAAATTTTTTGGTAGTATCCACATTCATTTTTTGCTTTCGTAGATTGATTAATTAGCGAATGAATTAAATATATAACAGTAACTTAGAAATAATATAAATTTGAAAAGTAATTAGATGTACTTAATTTCTTTTTCTAAGCGATCTAAGATATCTTGCTTAGCCTTTAAGTAATCATTGATCGCGCTTGTGTATGCACTAAGTAATCTATAAACAGTGAGTTCAATTTCAGAAGAACCGAAGGCCCTGAACATGCCGATTTTAGAATGTTCTTTCATGCCATCCGCTTCTAAGAAGTATAAGTATTCATCGGAACTCATAACATAATTTACTGTGATTTGTGCTGTTTGTCCTTTTTCTCTTACGATCATTTGTAAGCGATCATCATTGTATTGTACTTCGTAGCCTTCGCTAATGAATAGGCAACTTGCGAACTGTAAAGAATCCATGTGAAAACTCGTTTCATAGTGGTTTTGGTTAAGGGTGAACACATACTAAATCAAGGTTTTTACTTTGTCAATAAATTTTACAAAGATTTATATTTTTATTTTTTACTTGAATTGCATAGTATCAAGGCAAACATGAACCAGGAGAAAAGAAAAATGGACTTAAGAAACCTAGTAACAGAAGACGAAGCGATCAAGCCTCTAATCAAAAGAGAATTGCCCTTGATCATTACTTATCATGATCCAGAAGGAGAGAGGCATCAAGACACAGTGATTTCAAAAGTACCTGATGGAGACGGTAAACTATTGATTGAACGAAAAATGGCACTTTTGGCCGCCGGCCCTTGGGAGAATTTAAGCCCGCTAGCTAAGTTAAGAATTGAGGCTATAGCCGTTTTAAGCGTGCAACTTGTGCAGCCCCCCGAATGGTTGAATAAATGGGCGGTGATTGATGATGAACTACTTTTCGATTTAAGGGAGCAACTTGGCAAGCATGCTAATTTATACTTTCGCTCAAGTGTTGGACAGGGTACGGGCGATTCGGCGGTCTCAAGAGTGGCGATTTATTCAAAAGAACTTGCCTAATACATACACTAGATCACAAGTAAACGTTGTTTATTCGTCCCTTTCAGAAAATGATCAATTTGAATCGTGGCTTTTATCCCTATCAGATGAAGATTATGATAAAATACAACCTAGATACAAAGTAAATCAAGACAAAACCATCAAGCACGAAAACAAGATCGATGATCAGTGGGAACGTGAATTTTGGCAAAAAGAAAAGGGGGAATAGATGGCAACGCAAAGAGTAGAAATTGTTGTAGATCTCAATGATCAAGCGGCCGTACAAGCCTTGAACACATTTAAAACACAGTTTCAATCAGTATCTAAAGACGCAGAAGACACACAAGAAAATTTAAAGCGTACACAAGAAACAATTCAAAAGAATGAAGAATATAGAGATTATCTAAGGCAGACAAGAGCACGAAGAGAACAAAGAGAAAGACGCGAAGAACAGCAGCACCAACAGCAGATGGCAAATGGTCAAACAACAATGATCACGCAGGCCGATCAGGCAAATAGACGACAGGCCCAGATTGAAAAAGAAAGAGTACAACAGCAACGATTAAACATACTTCAAGGGGCGGGGCGTATACTTACGGCGGGCGTCTCTACAGGTATGAACATTGCTACAAGTTCGGATGCCAGCGGTATCATTAGCGCATTAAGTAGCGGGGCGGGGCAAGGCGTCAATGCGCTTGGGGGCTTACTTAGTAATTTAGGCATGCAGAAAACCGGTTCTATTGTTCAGACAGCCGGTTCACTTGTCCCGCTCATTGGTCAAGGTATCTCTCAAGCGATAGGGCAACTCTATTCACGATATACCGAAGTAGCACAGTATGAATTGCCCAAAATGCTTGCGGGGTATAGGTTTAATGATGCATTTAGAGCAAAAGAAGCGCCTAAACTTGGCGGGGCTTATGGGTATTCTATGGCCGAATCATTGAACAATATGAATGCTTATGCTTCCGCTTTTGGTACTAGAAGCGTTGACGCCCTCTCAACAAGTACGATCTTTTCAGATATGAGAAGCGCCGAAATGATGGGCCTTAACCCCTTAGCGATTCCCCAGTTCGCCGCTTTAGGTGGTATGGGCGGGGCAATGCAAGACGAAAGCGCAATGGCAGGGATTGCCCGCGGCGTTTTACAATATGCAAATGATAAAAATATGTTAGGTTCACAGGCTGAAAAGTTACTAGGTGCGATCAATTCAGGAATTCAAGGGATGGCATCTAAGGGGCTTAATGTCAATGCTGAAAAATTAACAGATTTTATCATTGGCGTATCGAATGCAGGTATCAAATCAGTACAAGGGGCGGGGGCGGTTCGTGCAATTCAAGGCATTGAGGCAATCGCGGGGCAGGCAAAGGGCGGATACTTAGGCAATTTTCAAGGTTTAGCAATGCAAGCCCTACAAGCGGAGGCCGCGGCCACAAGTGACGGTTCACCGCTTGGGATGGTTACTAAGCTTGAAGAGTTTCAAGCGGACCCAAGACAGGCAACAAATATTATCAAAAAGAGACTAGGGCAAACAGTTTCTAAACTTGCTTTAGGTGGTGCAGGTTTATCACAGGCACAAGTTAGCGCTTTATTCGGTGCAGGTAGTGGCGGACTTGGAACAAGCTTTGATCTTACGGGGCAGATTGGCGATCAATTAGATGTCACTAAGAAGCTTAATAAATTAGAACGTGAACGAGTCGAACGCAATTTTGATTATACCAGGACCACAGAGGGGCAAGCTCAATTAGATGCATTGTTAAAGATACAACAAGACTTAGAATTGATTATAGAGAATATAGCAACAAGCACACTATCAACAAAATTAATCGAACTTGCAAACACAATTAGCGATTACTTTAAACCATAGGGAATAGTACATATGATTAAATTTGAAGTCTATTTGACACAATACAAACAAGATGAGTTTACAAGACCGGAACAATTAAACACTGTATCAATTAGCGATTATATCACAGAAATTCAATATACATATATGATCAGAGCGCCCTATGAACAGGCAAGCATCAAGGCAAAGATGCCATTTAATGACTTGTTTCTACAAATGGGGCGCGTTGTACAGCCACGCAATGAGGATTTACTAGAATATAAGATTATGCATGTTGACGGATGGGCTACGATCTATGAGATTGATGATGAAAAGAACACAAGAACACTTAGATTTTTTGGCGTAGTTTCATCAATCAGTTCGGGACTTGTAGCAGATCAAAACGGCCTAAAAACTACTATTGATCTAAATATTACTTTGAATTGTTGGTTGTCCGTCTTACAAACGCCTATTAAATTGATACTTTCAGAATATTACAACGCCCAAGGCCTAAAAGTAGATAGCGGCGCATCAAGTGAACTTGCTTATTATGGTAAACTTGACAGCATCCTAAAGAATTTTCAAGATCCTAAAGATGCGATTAAACAATGGTTCACTGTATTTGCCACATTTAAACCAGGCCCCGAGATCACAGATAAAGCGCTAAAGGATGTTATCTTTTTAACTAGAACGAACGAGTTAAAGAAATATTCAATCACAGGGCGCACGCTCACCGAAATCATATCATTTAACTTTGATACACTGTTTCCAGCTTTAAACAATTCTCTTTTGAGTTCATTGACTTCATCTTTTCAAGGTGAAATGGATAGTGTTCTTGAGTTCTTCCCATCTTATGAACAAGTGACAACTTTTGAAGGCCTTTTTTCAGATGAAGTAGAAACAGGCCCGCCAAGAACACAAGTTCAACCAGTTCTTATTTATCGCTATAGACCTTTACCAAGTGACTACATAAACGCGCCGGCATCTTCTGAAATCGTGTTGAATAAAGGTAAAGTACAAGGTGAATTGGGTACGGGCGAACAAGGTGAAGCGCAACTAGAATTTAATAGATCAGGGGCTTCATTAACATTTACTTCTATTAAACCTAATATCTTGAAACCTATTAGAATTGACACAGTATCAAGTTTATCAATTTCATGGAATACGAACAACCGCTTGAATTTGATCAATGTATCTACAAGGGCGAGCGGCGTAAACAATATTCTAGGGACTACTACAGACTTCTTTATTGATGAAGAATCAATTAAAAAATACGGCGTGTTTTCGTATGAATCTACATATCCATTTTTCGGGGCAACTGATAAAAATGAGAACATAAGAGCTTTTGCAAAAGAATTAACTTTGTATGTTCGTTTGTTACTTGGTAGCGGTGAGACTTATGGAAATGCGCAATGTACTTCATACTATGAACCTAATATCAAACAGGGTGAGTACGTAATAATTGGCATAGGTTATCAAAAAGACTTCCCAACAAGTTACTATATTGGCTATTGCACTCAAATCACTCATAATCATAGAGCGCTTGCAGATGGTAGAATACAAAGATCATCAAGTTTCACACTAGAACGCTTACAAGAATATCAAGGAGGGTAGTAGACCATGTTAAACATAAAGAAACCAGGGACAAGCACAGCACGCATACAGGGCAGCCCCTCAAAATCAAACAGCCAGCCAACAATCGGCGCTACTGTGTACAATGGTGCGGCGTCTCTCTATACGCCTATCATGGGAATCGGCGGCGGGCAATCCTTTGTTTATGCGCCCCCCGAAGATCAATCAGAAGCATTCATAGAGTACAATGATAAAATTTCAAGAGGTTTCTATGTATCTTCAGCAATTCCGAACGTATCAGACTTGCAAGAAGAGACAGACGCCCCGACCGCTGATTATGTGTACAGAGCATCAATTCAAGATGTACTTATGAAACAGGGCGATTCAGTGATTGCGGTATCAAGAAACAATGGTATTCTTTTGGATACCTCAAACACTGATCAATCAATTAGGATTCAATTATCAGGGGCGGGCAAATTAAGAATTTCTTCAAATGGTGAAAGTGAGGATTTTGTAATAATTGCCAGTGACACAATGAACTATTTGACCGCCGAGACTCAAAAACAAGTTCTACTTGTGAACACGTTACTTGCAATCATAGAATCAATGATTGTCACACTGAACAGCATAAGCGGCGCCCCTGTAACAGGTACAATCTTAGCGGGGCTAATAACACCAATTCAAACAATCTTAAATAATACAAATTTCTCAAATCCGCCCCCAAGTATGGTATCATCAAAAATAAAGATTCCTAGAGGATAGGGGGCAAAATGCCAAGCTCAATGCCTAAGGGCGTATCAGTACCTAAAACAGGGCGCTTAGGTACTCTATTTAAAGTGCCTATTGACTACATAATAGAGACTAGCAAGGGCGATATGATCACGCTACCGAATAAACCTACAATGTATATGCAATCAAGGCCCAGTGCCTCACTGATTACATATACTTTGAATTCGTATGTAAAAGAAAACACGCCCTATAGAAATACGCATATCGAACTAAGAGGTTCAAGCGGATACATGGAGCGAACCGGCTATAATAGGCAAGGTGATGTAATTTTTCAAAATGGCTTGATCATTCTAGAAGAGTTTGATCATTGGCTTAATGAGTGGCAAAAGACAGCCACGAACAAAGATTATCTAGTCTTTAGGAGCTTAAATGAAGGTTTCGCATATAAAGTAGGCGTAGAAAAATTTGAATGGTCAAGAGACGCGGACGCCTCTAAATTTTCGTATCAATGGACTTTGTCGCTTCATGCCTATGACAGCGCCCCCGAAAGCAAGTTAACACCTATCTTTTCACCAGTTACGGAGGCCGTCAAAGCGATCACAGATCAAATCGACGTTGCCAGCGCAAGCATTGCAATTCTTGACAACGCAATTCAAAACACAAATAAAGAAGTATCACAAATCATCAGAGGCCCTATTCAAGCGGTGAATCGTGTATCTTTAGCGATTAGGCAAGTAGCAAACAGCTTAGACGGGATTCTATTCCAGTTACCAAGCGCCATACTATCCGATATGGTCAACGTTTTTGGCAACCTTACGGCAGCGCTACGAACCGTAAAAGGGACAGCGCAGGGCTTACTAGGTATCAATGAGACTTTTGACCCATATCAAGATCAAATTGATGAGCTTATTAGCGAGACGCAACAGGCGCAAAATTCGGTTATTGAATTGGCCGGCGTAACAAATCAATTGATTAGCGCCAGTACAAACAAAGAAGCTCAAGTAGAACTTGCAATCAATCAAAACTTAGTTTCTTTATTGTACACAGTGCGAGCGGGCGAAAGCATTCGGACCATTGCGCAAAGGCAATTAAATAATGAGGGCGCATTAGGCGTAATTTTAACACTTAATAACATGCTTGATCAATATACGTACGCAAATGGGCGCCCTTTGTTGCCAGGTGATGAAATCCTGATTCCTATTCTTGAAGGTGGCAACGCAAACGAATTTAAATTTAAACAGGATGATTACTTTTATACAGATTTACTATTAAATAATGATGGAGACCTTGAAATCAAGAACAACGATTTCAATTTGATTACTCAAGAAGATAACTTGGTTCAAGCTATAAAAAATCGTGTACTCACTGAAAAAGGAAGCGCTAGAACAATGCTTGATTATGGTTTACCTGTTCTTATTGGGGGCAATGTAAACAATCGAACAAGCGCTTTTCTATCTATGCATATCAAAGAACAATTAAACAGAGACCCCCGAATCGTGGGAGTGACACAAATTGAAATCATTGTTCAAGGTGATCAAATTGCTTTATCATGCATAGTTTCAAGTGTTCAAGGCGTCTCAATCCCTCTAATCGTACCAGTTAAAAAAGAGATAAACTAAAATGGCATATGTACAAAGAACAAAAGATGAAATCTTAACAAGTTTACTTGCCCGTATGGTAGCAAGAAGCGCCGTAACCGATATTGTTGAAGGTAGCGTAATTTATACTTTGATGAGTGCTATTGCTGAACAGATAGCAGATTCAGAATATAAACTAGCGAAACTAAGACAACAATTTACACTTACAAACACTACAGGGACTGATCTAGATGATCGGGCGCTTGAAATTGGTATTAGTAGACTACAACCAACCAACGCAACCGGTGAAATCACTTTGACACGATCAAGCATAGGGGCAACTCTTACACTAGAAGCGGGCCTTCGTGTATCAAATCCTAGTAATCAAGCGCTAGTTTATTACACAAGAGAACAGGCCGTATTTGGTACTAATGATTTAACGAAAACAGTTTCAATTATTGCAGGCGTAGCCGGTAGCGTAGGGAACGCAATAAATAACACGATTACACGCCTTGAGAATTTCCCAAGCTCCATTATTGCCTGTACAAATGTTAATGCGCTCACAAATGGACTTGATGAAGAGACAGATGATCAATTGCGCAATCGTTGTAAACAATTTATTCAATCACTTGCAAAGAGTCAACCACAGGCAATTCAAACACTAGCTAAATCATACATTGCGACAGATGGGACACGAGCATTTAACGCAGCAATCTATGAGTCTGAAAACTTGCCCGCTTATTGTGAACTTTTGATAGATGATGGTAGCGCCCTATATAACAACGTAGTAACTCAAACAATTACTAGCACGTCTTTTGTTGTGTATGGTGATCAAAGTCCTCTTGTGATGCCAGTTTCAAGCCCTATCACAGATGCATCTAATCTTGTACTGACTAGAACAAGAGGGTCACTTGTGATCAATCCGAATAAATATCGAATTATTCATGAACGCGGCTTAATCATCTTCTTAGATCGTAGTGATTTAGTAGATGGTGATATTGTTACTACGAACTCTTATAGTATCTATACAGGCCTAATTAGTGAACTACAAAACTTGATTGAAGGTTCGCCGGCGGATCCTATCAATAATCCAGGCTATAGGGCGGCGGGCGTTCGTGTTCGTGTACTACCGGCACCTATTACGCTTGTTTCTTTTGATTTACAAATTACCGCTTATAATGGCGTAGACCTAGCCGCACTACAAGCTAGACTACAGGGAATCGCCAATGGTTTTGTAAATTCGCTTGAGGCGGGGCAACCTTTATTAATTGCTCAATTGATTGACGCACTTATGAACGATGTAGATTTACAGAATGTTAAAGTATATTCAAGTAACACATTGAACCTAAGCCCCGATATTTACCCAACAACACAAAGACACATACTAAAAGCAGACACTATCAATCTATTTGTTAGTACTAGGAGATAAAATGGATAAAGTTAAATTATACCCCCAAGAACGATTAGACTTAGGAGACGCCGGCGCTCTACAACAATTAGTCTATGACTATGTACAAGATGCTTTAGGTTCACTAATTGGCCCCGCTAGAGGTTGCCTCTCTCAACCGCTTGTTACTTTTATCAATGGAACACCTGATAAAATTTCACTTAGTGACTTCTCATTTATTGCCAGTAAACCTATCGGTAATGCACTTTTAGGCTTGTATAAAGTTAATTTTTCATCTCACATTGTCAAGTTTGATAGTTTGCTTACTGATCATGGTAATTACCCCATTCCATTAACCGGCGTAGATAATACGATGTTTCTTTGGGCCCGCCCGCTTATGGTTGATACTGATCTAGGTAATCGTAGAAAATGGGACGTAGCACAGGGCGGAGAGGTTACTTTTTCAGACAATACACGTGAGCGCATGCGTGTTGAATTTGCTTTCGGCGCTACTGATCCCACAATAGAGGGTGATGATTTTCAATATTCACCATTAGCAAAAGTTCGGGCGATTACCGGAACTTATGTATTGTTTGATTTTATTTCGGCGTTTGATTCCGAAGATATGCAAGCAGTGACAGGCGAAAGCGGGACTTTTTACGATAGTACAAATACAAACGCAACAGCTTTTAGCGGCATGCTTCCAACATATCAACAGAGCGCATTAGATGTAAATGTTGGCCTATTAAGTGTGATTCATGCACTAGGTAGAATGACAAGACAGATGCACGCAAAGGGCGAAAATGATCCAGTCGGCACAAGTACGCCCGCCGCTTGGTATAATACACAGCCTAAAATCTCTTTGAATGGAGCATATAAGAAGATCGATGCGCACGATACACAAATCGACGATCTACAAGGGCAAGTAGACAACCTAGAAACGCAAGTTCTTGAACGTGGAACTGTTCCTTTTGCTTATTGGATTGTGCAAGGTAACCCGCTATTTGCTTCTAATATTTGGCAAGTAATACGTGGGACTACAACCGGTATTTACGTTGATCCTAATAATCCTAATAATTTTAGATTGCTTATGAATACGGAAATGGTGAACAGTGGTTTTTATGTGAATGGTTGTAGTATCACACAAAGACACCAACCTTCAAACAAGAATCATAATAGAGTAAGTACACAATTACGATGGTTTGCTACACCTACAAGTCATACAGATTGGATTGATCCAGATGTAGGCAATCAAAGAACATTTTCATTTGACACAATCCCTTGGCAACTATCAAATGAAGCATCATTCACAAGTACCGCCGGTTCCGCCGATTACAACAATTTGACAAACGCAGCAAGTATCACACTTCTAATTACGCTATTTGGCGCCCCTGTCAATCCTTATGGAGCGTAACAAATGGCAAACCTAGAAATTAGTCCCCTATCAACAACGATCGGTGATAATGGTGGATACTTGATTTATGTAATCGGTGACTATTTCACAGATGGCACGATTTCAAATGATCAAGAGATCAAGATCAGGCTTAAGAATACAAGTACTCTTGCTTATACACAGTATCTTTATTCATGTATATCAGGGCAGGGCGTAAATTGCCAAGTACAAAGGGGCCAATACGTTTTATGCGCCTCACCTATCCTTGAACCAGGTATTTATGATCTAGTGTTAACCTACGGCGTACAAAATTACACAGTGAGCGCCGGCATACAGGTTAAACGAAGATTAAGAAGTCTTGAGGCGTATGAGCTTCGGGCGTCTTTGCCCCCTCTATATAAGGCCGGCGAACGCATATTAAATCAAGATACATTGTTTGCGTATGGTTCAAGTGATCTTGATCAAACAGAACTTAGCAACTTAGCGATTTTGACTTCTTGCATAGGCGACGAATTAACTTATCTAAAGGGCAAATCTAGAACAAGAGTAGCGGAACAAGTCACAATGCCCTATGAAATCAATTCTAGTGATAATTCACTGATCAAACTAGAAAGTAACTTAGGACTTGAGGCCGGTCAAATTATCTATGTACAGGGCATTAAATGCGTAGTCAATAGCATTGCAGGCCACGCCGTCTATATTCAAACACAACAACCCTTTTCAATCGTACAACAGGGGGCAGAGATTACATATGCTACTATCACAAATTGACAAGGCCCGACATTCTACGATCTTCACTAGGGCGACCACGACCGATCTAGATAGACTAAGTTTTTTTTATGATCTAGTCCGCCCCGCATCGTTCCCTCGTGCATATTGGGCAAAGGTGATGCAATCCATTATCTACCAGCCAAAAGGCACTTATGCACAGCTATTCAATGTTCTCTATTGGCTATTCAAACCATGGACCGATCAAGAGACTTATGAAAATGTGACAATTAGCACCGATGGGCGTTTTGTACTACCTACCGGCGATCTGTCTGATGGTAGAGTACATAAATTGCTAAGATGCACCTTTAGCGATGGTTCAGTAAAAATTTACATGGTTTATCAAATACATGAAACAGGGACGCCCCCGATCGTGGTTCGTAGGTATCAATTGTTTACTGATCAAACATTTGCCAGTAATTCAATGTTTTCAGTGTATACACGCGGGCAAAATGTGACAGTGAGCACGATGGAATTTTTACCATTCTTAATCTTTGAGACTACAGGCGGGGGCCTTGGGAATGTAAATGCCTTAGATGATCTAAGAAATGGTAAGCTTACAATTTACCTTGATTCTACACTAGCTAAAGCGCCCCCAACGTATATGAAAGAAGATAATGAAGAGAGAGACGCCGGCGAACCATTCGGGGGGCAATTACTAGAATTGTTTGATCTTAACCCAGACACAGAGAACTATGGCGATCAGATCACAGGGCCCTTTCCTCTATATGTAGGAGGTTCACAATTAGAAGGCGTATTTGGTACGATTTTAAATAAATGCATTTCAGCCGGTATCAAGTACGAACTTGTAAATCAAGATTGGGATACTTCCCTTGACTATCAGTCACTTAGCATCTACGCACAGCAAGGACTTTACCCGTTCCCGCCTAAAATTTAGTTAAGATACTTGATCATAGTTAAGATGTTTCTTGTATATCGTAACTAGAAAATCTTGTTATGTTTCAACAATTTACCAAGATAATTAAGATAATTAAGATATTTTGAAGAGTAGTATAATATTAAAAATAAAATATATGTACATGATGTATATGTGATTTATATATATAGGGGCTATCGGGCCAATAATTATCTAATCATCTATGTAAATCATTGATTTATAACAATATTCTCTAGTTAAGATGTTTTTCACATATCTTTTTCATGGTTTTAGTTTGACAAATCACACTTTTTTCTCTATTTTGATTCAACCTTAATCCATTGCTAGGAGTACAGCCATGAACGAAGCAAAAGGCAAGTTCTATCCTCATCTATCCAGTGAAGTTTTGAATCAGTGGTATAATGAACCCTTATTCTGTTCCATTTTGCCTAATCTCAAAGTTAAAGCGGGCCAGTATACAAACCCCGCCGTTTTTCATGTAGACTTGAAAGATGCACTTAGAACACAGTTTAACACAGATGCACAGATGCAACCTGCATACGCATCACAACTTGTTAAAGCAACAGCACAAACTTGGAGACTTGGGACAGAACATATCAAAGATTTACAAGTACAAATTGATTTTATCGCTTTAGATTTTGATGCAAAGAGGGAAGAGAGTCCACGTGAAAAATGGGCTTGGTCAAATGATGACTTTAGCGCTTGCGTTATCTCTTGGGCGGCGCATCCTATTCTAGGAAATTCATTGACCTATAAGACAAAACATGGTCTACGCGTTCTAATCCCTCTTGAAGCGCCCTTTATGATTGATAAAGAGTTACGGGGTAAAGATTGGGAGAAAGTCTATGAATCCATTTTGGCCAGGTTGCCTAAATCATCTTTTGGCGCGTTTGATGTATCTTGCGACACAGTAGTAAAAACTTATAGATTGCCACAAGTAATTAGAGAAAAAGAATACTTGTACTCTTTTTTCTATGTGCCAGCTAAACAATATGTACATAAAATTGATATGCTCTCTATGTTCTCTGATATTTCATACATTACAGCACAGAGACAAGCAATCAGGGGCGTAAGTCAAGGCTTAATCGAAGTATTCAAAGAAAACAAGCTTTATATCGAACCTATGAACAAGCAAATCAACGGCGAATTAGTTCATCGTGTTCAATGCCCTTGGCATGATTTACATTCATCAAACGACGATAAAAGCACCGCTAGCGTTCTTTTTCTTGGTGATAATGGTTGGGTTTTCAATTGTATGCATGCATCTTGTAAAACTGAACGAACTAAACCTAATGCGCTTCGGAACAAGTTCCCTAGAGGTTGGAGTGATTTTGTTCAAGATGGTTTTGAATATGAGTTTAACAGCATAGACGGGCAAGAGATTATTAGAAACTTAGTAGAAGTTCTAAAATCATCTAAAGAAGCGCCCTTTTATCAAAGAGGGAATGAAATTGTTCGTGTAAAAATGAACTTAGAAATTGATAGAGAGACTATCTACACGCCAAGCGTAGAAGAAATTACGGGGTACATTTTACAGTTTTCTAGATGGTACACAGTAAAGACAACAAAAGAAGGTTTGACACGAAATTACATAGCTTTACAAGTAGCCACGATCAAAATTTACTATGCATATATCAAAGACATGTTGCCACGTATTGAGGGCGTGACTAGCATCCCCCCGATCAATAGCGCATTTGAACCATTGCAAACACATAAGGGCTATTGTGAGGCCCAAGCATGCTTTTATTCACCTGTACGCCATTTCAATTTTAAGGCGTTGCAAGATATACCATCTAGCACTCAAGCAGCGAAAGATGCAGCACTTAGACTACTTGATCTATTTTGCGATTTCCCATTTGCGCAGGACCATTATAGACTTATGGCACTAGCTACACTATTCACAGCCGGTTTCCGTAAGAAGATTGACGCCCCCGCCCCTTTGTTTCTAGTATCCGCAAACACTAAGGCCGCCGGTAAAACTACCTTTATTCAGACCGCTTTGGCCGGCGTGTATGGTATCCGCCAGCCTTCAATCATGGCAACACCAGAAAAACAAGAAGAACTTGAGAAACAATTAAATACAATGCTCTTAGAAGGTGAAGATTTCATTGTACTTGATAATATTACACAGGCCCTCGGTTCAGGTAGTATCGATGCGATCTTAACAAGTTCAGTTTATAAAACTCGTATTCTTGGCAAAAGTCACATGCCAACAATTAAGATTAGATCATTCTTTGCGGGCACTTCTAACAATGCAGTTATGAAAGCGGATACAGATAGACGCGTAATTACTGTTCGCCTTGTATCTGATTTAGATAGACCAGATGAACGAAGAGACTTTAAACATAGAGATATCTTGACTTTTGCGTCTCAAAATACAAGTTCTATTTGGCGTGATATGCTCACCATTCAAAAGAGCTTTCAGGAATTGGCAGACGTAGAAGAGTTATCAAAAGAACTTTCATCAATGGGAAGTTTCACAGAATGGGCGGATTGGGTTCAATATCCTGTCGCATGGGTGGGCAAGTTACTAGGTTTCATGAATGTTGATATTGTTGAAATGTCACGATCTGAAATTGTATCAAGAGAAAACGATGATCTAAATACAATATTTCAAGGCCTATACAGTTATCAAAGAGATTTAGGGGCGGGCGTTCAATGGAATGCACCAGACTTGTACACAGCCTTAAAAAATAAGCATTCAGAAGATGAATACTTAGAACCTTTACAAGATGCACTACTTCAAGGCATCTCTTTAAGCGTTGTTAATTTAGGCCGTAGATTGATGAGATACAAAGATAAAGTATGTAACGGGTATAAACTACAATACTACAGATTAGCAGGTAATAAGAGTGTATACTCTTTAGTACGTATTACACCACCTACCGAACGAAAAGATTTTACACCAGAACAAACGTATCAAGATCATTTAAATACACAAGAAGCGCCAAAAGAAACAAATCAACCTATCAATCAAGTAACAAGTAGCGTGAATACAAGTACTACAACAATTGAAAGTATTTTGTCACTTTGTGGGCATAAGGAAGATGCAGACAAGAAGCAGCCTTGTAAATTCATTCAAAAGGGCAATGTTTGCGCGCTAAATGATGGTGAACCTTGCGAAGCATCTTTTGTGTATCAGGTTGAAGAACCTAAAAAGAAAGAAGAGACCAAAGAAGCATTGTTCGAACTTGAGACCATTGACACATTCAAGCAAATATGCACAGAAGCCTTGAAACAAAGATTAACTACGTTACTGAATGATCTAAAGAAGCCCGCTGAAATCGTGGATATCTTGAATAAAGAAGGATTCGCCGTAGACAAGGGCAAATGGTCAAGTATCAAGGTAAATAAAGCAATCGAATTCTTTAGATTGACACAAAAGAAGATCACCGGCGCCGAACAGAAACTTGAAAAAAGGGGCGTGTATGATCATCGTTGGCTTGCGGGGTATCCAACAACCAGGATTTCACAAGAAGAATATTTATCTAAGCATTCAGAAGGTTTACCGATTGGCGGCGTAACATGTGGATCAAGTACAGATAGAAAGAGTGTACTATTTACCGGCGCTTCCCTTATTCAAAGCGTGCTAGGCGTAACACAGATCAAAGATGCTATCGCTAAGGCGACCACGCCCGAACAAAGAGAGCAGGCAGCAAAAGAGAAATATGGTGATAAAGAATAATGAGTTCAAAATTTACGCATGTTTCCGCATCACAGATCAAAACTTATCTTGATTGCCCCCGCAAATGGTATCTACAAAAGATCGTTGGGCTACCGTCTCCATCAAGCGCATCTACTGAACTTGGTAAAGATATACATAGCATCATAGAAGCCTATTTCAGAGATGGGCTAGATATCCCAGAAACAGACACAGGGGCAATCGCTAAACGCGGGCTTGAGTATTTACCTAGTAGAGATGAAGATTTATCAATTGAATTAGGTATTCATGAGGCCCTACCGATCAAAGATTCCCCCGTCCCTATTATGGGATTCATTGATTTACTCCATAAAGGGGCGGGGTTTGTACGTATCATTGATCATAAAACGACCAGTTCAAAGAAGTATACAAAGACTTCAAAAGAACTAGGTTATGATGTTCAAATGAATATCTATGCACGATCAATCTTTGATAATATGCCCGCCCTTGAACAGGTTGAGGTTGTGCATGTTTACTATGGTACGAAAGCGCCGGCGTGGTCGTCTAGTGTTTCATATGTACTCACTAGACAAGAAAACGATGATCATTTTAATGAAATTGTAAAAACGATTGACAAAATGAAAATCGACGCTATAAAAGAAGAAAACGAGGTTGAAAAAAACCTTGAAGCATGTTTCAAGTTCGGGGGTTGCCCTTATCGCTCCGAATGCCTTTTAAAACGAAAAGAGATTGACACTATGACACAGACACAAGGTCAAGATTTAGCAAGTAAGTTAGGACTTACAGCGCCTAAAGCACCAGTACAAGCAGCACCAGTACAAGCAACACAAGTAGAAGCAAAGATTCAAGCACAAATTGAACGCCCTTTAGCAATTGTCCCGCCGTATGAACGCCGATCATTGTTCATTGGTTGTTTGCCCCAAAAGAGTACGATTGCACCTGTCACATTTTACGAAGCATTTAGAGAAGAAATTCAGATGATTTGTAATCAGTTTCAAGTTTTTCATTTGTCTCAAGTCGATTATGGTAAAGGTTGGAATGCGTTCCAGTCTTTACTAGCTTCTCAAAGTTGGTCAAAGACAACAACAGCTATCTACATTGATCCTATGAGCGATGAATTTACAAGAGTCGGCAGCTTATTAATTGCGAATGCAAGTACAGTGATTCGAAGAGTCTAGAATAAAATGATTGCTACTGAATGGGAACGCCTCCGATTAGTTCCCTTAGATAAAATTGAACATAAGCAAGATTTGACAAAATACTTAAAGAGACCAGAAGGCAAACAACAATTACGGCCTATTCAAAATGAGATGCTATGGCAAGCAATCGACCGAAGGGGCTTACTTGGTTTTGTTGCCTGTGGTGAAGGTAAAACGCTAGTTTCTATGCTTCTACCATCTGTATTGCGTTCTAATCGCCCTTTGTTATTGTTGCCCGCGTTTATGATTACACAGCATAAATCC